AAAGGATCTAAAGCTTTTGACATAAAGAAACAAAGAAAAATTAAACCAGGTGAAGCTAACCCTAACGTACAAAACAAAGCTGTAGCTCGTGCTAATCTTTATGATGGACCTTCTTTATCTATAGAAGATATGAAGGCTAACTATCTAAGAAACACAAATAAGCCAGGAGTAGAGGTTCGTACTAATCTTTTACAACCTGGACAATTTAGTATGGTGACAGACGAAGGTAAGAGAGCCTTAGACCATCCCATTGTAGCTGTACAAAATATGGGGGGTTCTAATAAAAAACATTTTTATACTCTAGATGCTCAGTTTGTTGGACCTGTTCGTATGGATAGGTTAACTAAAACAGACAAAAAGACAGGTAAAGTTCCACAGCCTAACCTACGTCCTGTTACTGTAGGTGACGTGCAGCTAGGTGAGCAGATAGGCACTATTAGAATATCAACAAAAGTAACAGACAAGAATCCAAAAGGATATAATGATCACCCACTCTATGACTACATTGAGGTAGACGCTTCTAAGTCAGCCCCAGAGGACATGGGTTCAATTCCAAAATTTAACGAAGGTGGTGTAGCAATGAACGATCAAATGGAAATGGCCTTTATGAAACAGGGTGGTATTCAAGATGATGGTATGAACAAAGATCCTGTTTCTGGTAATCCAATTCCTCCTGGCTCTATGGCTACAGAAGTTCGTGACGATATTCCTGCTATGTTATCTGAGGGTGAATACGTAGTTCCTGCTGATGTTCTTAGATACTATGGTGTAAACTTTTTTGAAGACTTAAGAAGTAAAGCAAAAACAGGTTTACAAACTATGGAGTCAGATGGTAGAATAGGTGGGCAACCACTTTCTCCAGATCAAGTTCAGAGAAACATGCAAAACCCACCACAAGTAAATCAACCAACTCCTGCTCCTGTTAGAGCTAGTGCAGGTATGTATATGAATATGGGAACAGCATCTGGTCAACAAAACTTTGGTTTATCAGGCGATACATCTTTAGATAACATACCACAGTTTAATGCTCAAGATTATACAGTTGTAGGAGGTACAGCTTACAATCCACCATCTTCTAATGCACCTGCTCCACAAAGTATTACAACAACAAAAACATTTGTAAATGCAAACAATCCAAGTGATGTGAGGGTTATAGAATATCTAAATGGTAGTGTAAAAGATCCTAAGATGGCTAAGTATACACAACCTCCTTATTATGAACAAGGATCTCAAGCACTAGCTGATGCTATGAAATCTAATGATAACGATGATCCAGATCCACCTGAGACAGACCCAAAGCCTAAGTTTGGTGAAGGTGTTGACTGGACAGACCCAATGGCTTACGCAAAAGAACTTGTAGAAGGGCCAGATGGTTTACCAAAAATAATTGAAGGTTTATCTGTTTTTGCAGGGCCACTTGGAATGGCTGCTTCAGGTACAGCCAGTGCAGCAGTTGGGCTTCAAAAAATAGCAAACCTACGTGCAACAGCTATCATAGCTGATGCTCAAGGTGATCAAGCAACTGTAGATTATATAAATGCAGAGCTTAATAAAATTACAGGAAAAAATTCTTCTTCTTATTTTGTGCAAGCACTTGAGAAGTCTGCAGCCCCTGGCACAGCTAAAGCTATAGAAGTTCTTGAAAGATTAAATATGAGATACAAAGAAAAAGATGGAAAATTTACTTTTACTGATAAAGACAGAGAGTATAATAATCTTAAGGATAGAGAGTCTGCAATTGATAAGCAACTATCTGATAATAAATCAGCAGCATCAGGATTTTTGAAAGAAGCAGAAACCTTTAAAGATTCAGATGCAGGTCAAGAAATGATAGACAAATCTTCTGACCCAGAAGACACAGCACAAAACTTAGAAGAAGTAATAGCAGGTTTAGAAAGTGGTGTTCAAACTGGTACAATTCAACTTAATAAAGGTGGACTAATGTCCAAAGGCAAAAAGAACAAAAAATAATAATAAGGCTACCCAGGAATGGTTCCTGGCCCCAACATAAGGAGTACTTTAAATGCCTGAATTAGAAACTGTAGAAAAACCCAAGACAGCAGGTTTTGTAGATCGTGGGTTCAACCACTCTAAAAAACAAAAACGTATTGAAGAAGAAGAAGCAGAGATTGCTAGACTAGAGGCTGAAGCTCGTGGTGAAGAAGTTACTGAAAGTAAATCCAGTGGCAAAGATACTGAGGACACGAAAGTTCAAGCCACAGACGATTCCAAACAAGAAGAAACAAAAGAAGAAACTAAAGCACAAGAAGACGATTCTGACTTAAGTGCTGAAGAAAAATCTTTTAAGAAACGTTATGGTGACTTGCGTAGACATATGCAAGAAAAAGAAAAAGAGTGGAATGAAAGAATAACTTCTCTTGAAAAGAAAAAGACAAAAGAGAGTATTGTGCCACCAAAGTCTGCTGAAGATATTGAGAAGTGGGCTAAAGAATATCCAGACGTTGCAGGAATTGTTGAAGAGATTGCTTCACAAAAAGCAAAAGAAATGTTTAACAAAGCTGAGTCACGTCTAAAAGAATTAGATGAAGCTCACAGTGAAGCTTTGCGTATGAAAGCAGAGAACGTTATTCGTAAAACACATGATGATTTTGATGATCTAAGACAATCAGAGAATTTTCATAATTGGGCAGAAGAACAACCTAAGTGGGTTAAAGATGCACTATATGAAAATATGGATGATCCTGCATCAGTTATACGTGTAATTGATTTGTATAAAATAGATAATGGTATGACACTAGAAGCTAAGAGAGCTACAAAGAAAGCTGCAGCATCTACAGTCTCCAAAGGAACTCGTACTTCTATAGATGAGAAAGGTATACAAGGACAAATAAAAGAGTCTGATGTAGCCAAAATGTCTAATAAGGAGTTTGAGGAACGTCAGGATGAAATAAACGAAGCCATGCGTAATGGTAAGTTTGTTTATGACGTATCTGGTGCAGCCAGATAAATAGTTGACACTTTTAAAGTGTTACATATAACTACAGGTATCTGACATAGAGCCTCCCTCTGGGACTACCTCTATAGATACTTTTCATTAAAGTCTAAACTATAAAGAACTACCTGGACAAGTATAGGCCCAGTAGTATTTAGAGGCGCAATCTAAGTACTTACTGCACCCTAGAAAACGTGCAGCCTCTTTCAGATGTTTAAGCTTTTTCTTAAGCCAAATATCATGGAGGATTTAATCATGGCTTTTCAAACAGCAAGTGGCTATGGAAATTTGCCCAATGGGAACTTTTCTAGCGTCATTTATAGCAAAAAAGTACAGCTTGCTTTTCGCAAGAGTACAGTCGTTGGCGACATAACTAACTCTGATTTTTTTGGGGAGATTTCTGCCCAAGGAGATACAGTAAAAATTATCAAGGAGCCAGAAATTTCTGTGAACGCCTATGCTAGGGGTACACAGGTTTCAGCACAGGATCTTGATGACGAAGACTTTTCTCTAGTCGTAGATAAAGCGAACTACTATGCTTTTAAGATCGACGATATTGAGGAAGCGCACTCACATTCTAATTTCATGCAGCTTGCAACTGATCGTGCAGCATATCGTTTAGCTGATCAGCATGACCAAGAAGTTCTTGGTTATCTATCAGGTTACAAACAGTCTGCTCTACATTCAAAAGCAGGTGCAGTGAATGACGTAGTGAATGGAACTAAAGCAGTTACAACTGCAGGTTCTGACGAATTGTTGACATCAATGAAACTACGAAAAGATTCATTTGGCAACATCACAACTGGCTCTGCAGGGGATCATTCAATTCCTGTAGCAGCACGTCTACCTGGTGCAACAGCACTACCAACAGCAACTGTTTCTCCTGCGATGATTATCTCACGCATGAAACGTTTGATGGATCAACAACAAGTTGACTCACAAAATAGGTGGCTCGTTGTTGACCCTGTGTTCATGGAAATTTTATCAGACGAGGATTCTCGATATTTAAATTCTGACTATGGTGAATCAGGTGCACTACGTAATGGTCTAGTACTGAATAACATGCATGGTTTTAGAATGTATGTTTCCTCAAACCTTCCTGCAGTAGGAACAGGTTCAGGGACTTCAGGATCAGCCAACCAAAACACTAATTTTGGTGTTATTGTTGGTGGTCATGACTCAGCAGTAGCAACTGCAGAGCAGATCAGTAAGACTGAAACATATCGTGATCCAGATAGCTTTGCTGACATTGTGAGGGGAATGCACCTATATGGTCGCAAGATCCTACGTCCAGAAGCAATCGTCACTGCTAAATATAACGCAGCTTAGAGGGAGATTGACTTATGGCTACTTATGATATGACAGCAAAAGCAACTACTGGGGTTAACTCTGACAGTATTGCTGAGGCTAAATCACGTTTCCAATCAAATGGCATGTACATGCGAGAGGCTGTACTTGACTTTGACAAGATGACTGCTGCAGGTTGGACTGCTGCTAATGGTGACATCTTTCAACTACTAGAGATTCCTGCTGACACTATGGTGTTATTTGCAGGTGCTTACGTTGAAGCTGCTGCCAATGGCTCATCTCCAACTGTTGACATTGACTTTGCTGAAGGCGATGACATTGTTGATGGTGGCGCAATCGACTCAATTGGTTGGTTAGCATCAGGTACTAATGGTTCTGCTATGACCACTTCAGGTACTCTGACATTTACACAACACATAACAGCTACAGACACAGTTGACGTTAAGTTAATTGCTGCTTCTGCAGATGTTACATCTGGACGCATTCGTGTTGTCGCAGGTTGTTTAGATACAGGTATCTCTGGTCGAGTAAGACCAGTTGATGTAGATCGTGATCTACTAGCATAAATAAAACTTTAGGGGCAGGGCTACTTGCCCCTTTAGCTTATCTGAAGGATTTTTGTAATGGCTACCTATGTTGTACTAGTTAATGAACTACTACGTAGACTCAACGAAGTTACACTTGATGTAGCAGGAGATGGCTTTGGGACAGTACGTAACGTTCAGGCTTTAGCTAAAGATGCAATAAATAACTCCATTAGAAATATCTTACAGACAGGTCAAGAATGGCCTTTTTTAAAAACTACTCAAACACAAACCCTAGTAGCAGGAACTAGACAATACGATTTTCCTGCTGATTATTCTAGGGCAGACTGGCAAACGTTTTATATTAAGAAGTTAACATCTGTAGACAATACCCCTATGTCTCTTCCTACAATTAGTTACGAAGAGTACATCCTT